TGGCATTACATTCTTCTTAATACTTTAAATGGTCTGTATGTGGTGTTAGCGTCTTGTTGATATTGGAAATCATTAAAGATATTGTAGTCACCTTGTTTAGTTTCATACTCCAACGCTAAGGCTCTTAAACCTGCTTCATCTGCCTCAAGTAACTTAGCAGACTGTGGGTTGTTTACCATACGGTTAGAGGCGATTCTAGAGGCTCTACAAGTGATGTAATCTTTAAATGCTTGTGGTAGATCTTCATAATCTATCATCCATATAATATCAAAATATAATTTACTACAATTTGTGAAAGTAAACGTATGACCTTTTTTGTCATATACTTTCATTATACCGTTGTCACTACGTCTGACTATATCATAATCTTTACCGTGTTGATAAATGTTTAGATCTAGTTGTATGACATTGTTAGGTATGATACATTGATTGTTTGTATCAAGGTCTATTGGATACTCGTTCTCTGTGTTATATGACCATCCCTCAGCTTGAACCTCACGGCAGACTTGCCTTAGAGTCTTCTGTGCTATAGCCACTTCGGGGCTTTGCACTGTTAATGTATTAACTGGGGATTCTCCAACGCTCATCAGGATTGAGTTTACAGCATCTAGTTCGGTAGACACTCCGTAAGATATTACTGACATAAAAAAAGGGGGACACGAAGTCCCCGTATAAATGAATAATTATGAGAAAGCTGCTGGCTTTGTAGTTGTTCCAGCGAACAATTCTACACAAGCTGCAGGATTAACGTAATCTGCTCCCATAGCTAGTCTTCCTAGGATGACATCGCCTTGGTAAACAACTGAAACATCACCACTTGTTACTTGAACCTGTGGCCCTATTGTTTCTACAACACCTGCTGCTTCTCTTTGGAAGATTAAGCCACATGTGTTTGCAAAGTTAGAGGCAGCACCGTAGTTCTGACGAGCTCCGTAGTTGTTGCCTGTTGCTGTGTTAGCTGTTTCGATACCTTCAGATACGAATGAACCTGTATTTCCAGGATCTATTGTATCAAGGTCAGTGCCAGCTGCTGCACCAGAAGATGGAGCATACTTAGTACCATACTTAGAGAAGAATGGAGCGTTCATTGACTTGTAGATTTGAATACCTGCAATCTCAATTACACCATTTCCGCTTTGTAAAGATGTACCTTGTACGTCTCTGTTAATTAACCCGTTAGTACCTGCTCCTTTTATAAGTGAATAGTACTGACGTGGGTTAAGTACAGCTACTCTTCCGTCATCAGATACGCCTTTTTCATCTAAAGCTGCTGCAGCATCATAAAATGCTGTTACAAGTTTATCATCATCAAGAGCATCGTCAGCGTTAGAACCTGCACCAACTTGGATTTGTGTACCACCTGGCTCTACGAAAGAGGTTAGGGATACTGGGCTAGCCTGTCTAGCACCTTTAGCAATAGCTCTGAAGATAAGTCTATCATACTTTTGAGCAAGAGCATATCCAATCTTCTTGGAAATTTCTCCTCTCATTTCATAGTGTGCTAGTGTCTCATCTAACTCATATACAAATGCAGAACTGATGAGTAGATCATCAACTGTAATTGTCTTCTCCGCTATTGGAGGAGTTTTGTCAGAGTTTCCTAATATACTGTTGCCTGGAGTGTGGTATTCCGCACTTGTGCGTCCAGTATAGATGAACTGTAAACTGCGTCCATTAGTTAGAGTACGCTTCATGACTAAGTCACGTGCGATTGTCTCTCTCTGGAAGCCAGTAAACATCTCGCCAGAAAATAATTTAAGATACAAATCTCTATTATTTGTAGCGTTAGTCGCAGTATTTATCCTACCCAGAAAGGTTTGTGAGCTAGGATTATTTGTTGACTGTTGTGCCATTTATTTGTAGGGTATTAGTTATCGTCTCTAGATCTAGAATTGTTGGAATCTTAATTATATCAGCTAAGACTCAAGCTGCTTGTAGGTCTATCCCTACCGTCCAGACGGCAAAAGGTGTCTCCGTAGAGGCTTTTACCAATTAGAGGGGAGTCCGACTCTGAGGTGCTCCCCCCCGTTTTACTTACTTAACAAATTTTGTGTAAGCAATGCCACGATATACGTAAGTTACTTGCATTGTAATCTCCATATACCAAAGCCCCGTTCCATGCTTTGGTTTCATGCGTCCTAAACAGGATGAACGGACGTGACTATTAGCCTAGTGCAGGTGCTGTAAGAGCTACAGAAGTAGATTCAGCAGACGCTAGGTCTAATGGGAAGTTGTGTGCATTTCTTTCGTGCATAACTTCCATACCGAGGTTCTGTCTATTAACGACATCAGCCCATGTAGGTATAACTTTACCGTTAGTGTCAACTATTGACTGGTTAAAGTTAAAGCCGTTAAGATTGAAAGCCATTGTGCAGATCCCCATACTTGTGAGCCATATGCCAACCACGGGCCAAGCACCAAGAAAGAAATGTAAAGCACGAGAATTATTGAAAGAAGCATATTGAAAAATAAGTCTACCAAAGTAACCGTGTGCAGCTACGATGTTATAAGTCTCGTCTTCTTGACCAAACTTGTAACCGTAGTTTTGAGATACTTCTTCTGTTGTTTCCTTAAGGATTGAGGAAGTAACGAGACTTCCGTGCATAGCAGCGAAAAGAGCTCCACCGAATACCCCAGCAACACCGAGCATGTGGAACGGATGCATAAGGATATTGTGTTCTGCTTGAAATACGAACATGAAGTTAAAAGTACCAGAAATACCAAGAGGCATACCATCACTGAAGCTCCCCTGTCCAAAAGGATAGACAAGAAATACTGCAAGTGCAGCTGATACTGGGGCTGAGTAAGCTACGCATATCCAAGGTCTCATCCCTAGTCTATAACTAAGTTCCCATTGGCGTCCCATGTAAGATGCTGCACCGATAAGGAAGTGAAAGATGATAAGCTGGTATGGCCCTCCGTTATAGAGCCATTCGTCAAGTGTTGCTGCTTCCCAGATGGGATAGAAATGTAGTCCGATTGCGTTTGAGGAGGGTACGACCGCTCCAGATATGATGTTGTTTCCATAGATTAAGGAGCCAGAAACTGGTTCACGTATGCCATCTATGTCCACAGGAGGTGCAGCAATAAAGGCGAGTATAAAGCATGTTGTAGCAGCTAGTAAGCAAGGTATCATTAGCACTCCGAACCATCCTACGTATAGGCGGTTGTCTGTACTCGTGACCCACTTACAAAATTCCTGCCAATTAGTATTTGGTTTTGATTTTGATAATGTAATTGCAGCCATTTAAAAAATTCCTGGGATTATGTTCCCTGTAAATATATAAGATCCAAGAGCAGCAACGAAGCCAATCATGGCTAGTCTACCGTTAGTCTCTTCGGCATTGTGCCAGTAGTGATTTTTGTGATGTGTCATTATAGGTCTTGGTGGTGTTTCGTTTGGAAACATGTTGTCGAGTGGTGTCATTGTGTTTAGGTAAATTGTTCCAGTGGCGTATTACGCCTGAGCAAATAAACAGGTTAGTTATTAGTGTGAGGTATATATAGAGGTCTTTCAACTATCTCTTTTTTTTAGCGGTCTTTGCTGAACGTTTAAAATTCTTAGCAGTGGGAGCACCTTTACTCCCGACCTTCCTCATCTTCTCACCAGAGCCAGCGGCTATCCGCTTACGCTTGGCGTGAATGTTTGCATAGAGTCCTCGTTTAGCCATTACTTTCTTTTGCCTCCGTGTTTACATCCACATTTCTTTTTACTTTTGTACGCCATTAGCATTTCCATTTACGTAGTGCCAAAGCTTTACGGGTTGGCTTACCGTTAGGTTTTTTCATTGGCCCCTTAACTCCACTCATACGAGCACAGAAGGAACGCTTACGAGCACCACCTTGAGGTTGTGGAGCTTTTAGATTTGAGCCAGTAGCTTTATTATATTTTTTTCTACCAGCTGCTGTCAGTCCACCAGTACGGGACTTGTGCTTTCCCATCTTGAGACTGACATTCTTTTTTTTGACAGCCATTTGTTTTATGGTTTAAATTCTTTACCAACTCCAGCCTGTACACATTTACCATCCTTCATGTAAAAACCACTAGGGCATGATTTTTGGACGTTGACTGAGTTAACTTTTTTACCAGATCCTCTTTTGTTCATTTCTTTTTATTACCTAAGATTTTTTTACGTACAGCTGCAGGTAGCTTTGACATACCTTTGCTCATTTTCTTAGCAGGTCTACCTTTCTTACTTCCGTAAGTTCCTTTTCCCATCGGCATTTTTTAGCTCCTATACTTTTAAGTTTGATGCGGATAACTTTCTGATGACATCATCTCTGAACGCTTCATCAGTAGTGTATTCTGGTTTGTTCATATCTCTTACAACTTCAGCCATACTTCTGTATGTTTCTGGAGCTGACTCTTTGCCTGTGACAAGTTTAGTATCCCGCCCATTAGCATCTTCATATTTTCCCATGAGTGCAGTTATTGCGAATTTTACAGCTGATTTATTACCAGTAGCTAAGACAGCATCGTAGTCCTTTGCTGCATCTTCGCCTAAATTATCACCAGCCCATTCCATTAAATTATCATAACCTTTTTCACCACCAGCTAAACCTTTAAGTTCTGTGACTTCGGCTTCTGATAGCACAGGCTCTGCTGCTTCAGCTTTAAAACCTACTTCAGCTCTAACACCTTCAAGATAATTATCAACTACACTTTTACTAAGCCCAGCTGTATTAAGTTGCTCATACATTTCCTCACTAAGTGAACCATTGTTCTCTTCAAAATGTTTGCTCATTGCAAATGGGTCAATGTCGTTGGACTTAAATAAGTCTCCTAGTTGTTCTCCATATAACTCATTTGCAGTATCATAATTTACTGCACCGTCATCAGAATATAACTGATACTCTGGTTCGGATTCAGTTGTATCTGTATCTGTAGTAGGTGTTTCACCTAATCTTTTTTGTAGTTCAAGATAACCAGCCTCTAATTCTTCAGCTGTTTTATATTTACCAGCAAGTCTTTTATCTTGCTTGGCTATAAGTTCTTCACCTATTTTTAAAGATTCAGCTTCTTTCTCTGCAATAGCTTGTGCTGCTACAGGATCATCTGAAGTGTCGTAGCGGATTGTTTCTGCCATAATTACTGTGGTTGTAGTGCTTGTGCTGCTCCTTCAACTGCCTCTAATGCTTGAGGATTTTTTTGAGGATCCATCAAAGGTGCATTAGCAAACTTAGATGCTTGGTCAGTTAAAGATTGCATTTGTTGTGCTTGCATAGCTTGTTGCTGTTCAGCGTCACGTTCTTGTACACTCTTAACAAGGTTAAGTATGTCAATACCTTGAGCTGCTGCAAGACGTTTGATAGCTTCATCAGGATTCATGTACTGAGCTAAAGCCTCTGGGCCCATTGTTTGGGCTATTGTAGTTATAAATTGTACTAATGCTTCTCTATCTTGTCCTCTACCTAGTGCATTTATACCTGCAACTATTGTAGGTTTGACAAGACCATTAGGAAGACTTGGTATCTTCTTAGATCTAGTGAGAGTGTGCATCTTTCTCTTCAAATATGGTATTAAAAATTCTGTCGTTAACAAGCTGAAGAGCCCGCCAAGCTGTCTCTCTAATTCCATCTGGGTCATTCTAACTTCTTCTGCTGTTGTCCTTTCTGATTGACGTACAGAGAGTACAAGGAAAGCCTCAGCTAATCTCTTCTCTAGCATGTTAATCATCTGATATGCAGTTTGGAAGTCAGCAGTTTTACCTACTTGAACTACACCAATATCGTCTGGTCTACCTTGTATGATAGCCCCGTTACCTGCATTAGCAAGTGAGCTTGGTTTAGTTACAGAAGATGGTGAGACAGTGAAGACAACTTTAGCTGCAGCTGCACTACCTTCAACGATAGCTTGCATTAATGCTTCTAAAGATTTTAAGTCCCCAAGGAACTCTTCTACTCTAGAACGTCCGTAATCTTCTCCGTCCACAGTTACAAAACGTAATGGGAGCCAGGGGGTTTTATCCTTTGGAGCTTTACCCACACTGTCAGGTAAGATCATATCGTTAGCTTCTTGATGCCACCGCCATCCATTTTCTGCGATCTTTACACATGTATATACATCTACATCTTTTGTACCTTTGTAGTCACCTTTAGAGTCATCGTTAGGACTATTTTCTGCATCCAATTCTGGCAGACCTAATAGTTTTTTACTGACTCTTTCTTTAGTTACTATCTCAACAACCTCACCATTACCATCTCTTTCTACAACATAACGATTAAGTGGATACACTTTCATACCGTCTGTGTTCATAAAAACAAGAGCGTTACCTGTTACAACAAGATGTTTTAAGGCTGCAAATATTTGAACTCGATCAGTCGAAGCTGCAATGCTTTCCATAATCATACGCTCAATCTTTGCAAAGCTAAGATCTAATTCACTTTTAGATTCAGCTGGTATCTCTACACCTAATTTAGAATCATCTAATTGTAGTTTAAAAAAACTGGTTGACGGGGGTAGGAGACCTAGCATGAGCTTTGAACTCAGCGTGGTAACTCCTTTGGCCCCGACTGATTGCCAAGGTGTTTGGAAGCTTTGATATAAAGCATCACCTTCGTTACGCATTAGTAATGTAGGGATAGTTAATTCCGCACACTCATAAGCAACATGTAAGAATTGTTCACGGTGACTAGATAACTCGTTGTATCTTTGCCGTGCGTTCTTCATTAATAAGTTCCTCCAGCAGAACCACCACCACCAGTGTTAGCACCTTGTCCAGTTGTGATTCCTTTTAGTCCACCTGTTTTAGGCTTCTTAGTAGCTAATTGGGTTGTACCTTTCTTAGCTGCTTCTTTAGAAACTTTCTTAGCTTTTACTTTTGCCTTCTTCTTAGTCTGATCCTCTTGTACAGGAGCAGGTGTAGTAGATTCAGGCATCGGTGTTGGAGCCTGTTGTACTGGCATTGGAGGTGGAGGAGTGGTTGGTGGGGCTGGGGTTGGTGGAGTTGGGGTATTGTTTCTACCCCCTCCAAAAATACTTGCGAGGCACATAGTTATTCTCCTTTGAGATTTTCTTTTAGTAATCTAATTATTGATAGTTGACCAGCCCTATAAGATATTTCTTTTTCTGATAGTGTGTGGTCTGGAAACTTGTCTGGAAACTGCTCGTCAAGATCATCAATCATCTTTTCGATACGTCCCCATTCAAGCGTACTTGGGTAAGTTGGTGTTTGCATGTTCAAAGAAAGCAGGCATCCTGCCTCGTTTAGTGTCAGAAAGTTCTGGGGCTTTGCCCTCATACATTAGACGATCACTACAATCAGTCCAAAATTTTCTGCTTAAATGTTTGTTGTTTGATATATGATTTAACGGTTCAAAGATCCAATTTATAGTAGCCTTCCTAAGTTTGTCCAAAGAAACGCTAGGACGTAAACCCATATCAGCACATACCAAAGAGTTGCAGGCGACATGAATTTGCTCATCTCTGGAAATATCAGCCGATACTGTCCTAAGAGCAGCATCGCCACAAAACCTATTGAAAGGTAAAATAACAAAGAAAATAGCACGTTCAGCCACCAAAGCTTTTAGGACAGTGTGATCTGGATGAGCTATCCAAGCATCACGTAATAGTTTAGCCTCTCTCTCAGCTTTAGCATCTAGTCCGTGAACTTCAGCAATATAATTAAGAGCAAGGTCATGTCTCTCCTCATCTACGACATTGGATTCGAGAAGTGTTCTAGCAATTTCGGGAACCTCTTTGCTAAGGGTTTCCGTAATGAAGTCACCCACAGGTAGCTCCATATGCCGTATTGCAAGAGCACGGTAGATGGCTTCTTCACTACCTTCAAGGAGCTTTCCTCTAGTAGGTTTGACGGGAGTCCACTTTCTTTTGCGGGATAATAGTTTTTCATAAGGGTTCATTCTGCACAACCTATACATGTAATGGGTTCATTTAGTATCCCACTCAAGTAATCATCGACATCAGCTTCATCTAATGCAGCAAACGCACTGGACTTATCTTGTGTATCGCCCATCACTTGCAGGGAATAATATAAAGATGTTTGGGGGCTGTCCAGCCACTCTTCAATGAACGCATTGTCATAGGTCACTACATCACTCCAAGAGTTGAATGAGTATCCGTGAAGAAGTCCCGTTTTATTGAGCATTGTCATTATGCCGTCTGCTACACGCTTGTATGCGTCCCAGCCAACTTCCGAGGCGATCTCAACTTCGCCATAATCATAAGATGTAACTCCAAATGTACCGCTGTCACGGTCTACACTTCGAGCTATTGGTGGAGCAATCTCAGGACAGGATGTAAACCCATCGAGATCTTTGGTGCTGTAACTACATGATGCAGTAGGAGCTATAGCAAATGCTCTCTCCATACCATGCTCACGAGCTATATCAGCTGCTGCTAGTATTCCACGTTTGATACCGAAGGCTATCTTGGCAGCGTCTCCTTCTTGTGGTGTGTCACCATTGTTAATCCTCTCTAAAGCGTGACCAAATTCTTCATAAGTTACTTTGTAACGTCTGAGGAGGTTGGCAAGACCGAGCATACCGAGCCCGACTTGTCTGTCATTTTCCGAGGCAAGGTACTCTCCAGATTTTCCAACACCTGTCCTTGAATGGAGATCACACAACTCGGACATACCTGTAACGAAACCCTCTTGTATGTTGGTGAGCACACAGGCACTGAGAGCGACATGCTGTAACAAGCATGTTCCACGTGAGGGCAGATAAACTTCCAAGCATACATTCGAAAAAATCCTTTTACTATTTTGGTATTTAATCTTGTTTAACCATATGTCACCTGACTTTATGCCATGTAACAATGCTTCTTTGTGAGGAGTCTTTTCCCACATTTCTGGAGTTAAGTCTACACAACGCTTAACCCAAGCTAGTTCTTCTCTGGGAGTTTGTATAAACTCTAGAATATCAGCATGGTCTAAGTCCAAATGCAGGACGCAAGCTCCATTTTTATAAATTCCCCCCCTCCTAATAGTTTCATTAAGAGCAGAGTATACTTTACCAAATGATACAGGGCCACTAGCGACTAATCCTTTCTCATTGGTGTGACCATTAGGTCTAATCTTAGAGAGGTGTACTGCTACACCTGCTCCAAATCGTAGAGCATGGCTGACAAAACGCCAGCTAGCTTCTATTCCATTATCACCCTCGATGCTATCTTCAACTACAAATACTGTGCAGCTAACAGGTAAGCGTCCCTCTGGTTCTTTAATCCACTGTTGGATTCTACCAGTTCTAGCTATCAAAGGGTGTGGAAACAAATCATTCAACATAATTAATTAGGAGTCCATAAAATAGGTTGGTTGCGGTCATGGTCGAAGTCTTCTTTTTGTAAGATCTTGGCTAGACGTGCGTTGAGCAAAGCGTCATCGTCTGATAACCCTCTATCTCTATAGGCTTTACACACTGCCTCCCACTTGTTTTCATTCTTGTCTAGTAATTCTGATGCTCGCTTGACTCCTATTCCAGGGCAACCAGAGTACCCATCTGTGGGGTCTCCGCTTAGGCTCTGTATTAGATGCCAACGATCACCATCGTCTTTAGTAATCTCAACAACATCATTCTTCATATCCCATAGCGTACTAGGAATCTGTCTCATGTCCTTGTCTGGACTGACAATGATATTGTTTGGGTCTGCGAAACGAGTTGCTTCTATGCCAATGGTGTCATCGGCTTCCAACCCTTCGATTAGTTTAAAGTTGTGGTTTTCTCTACAATAATTTACTAAACGTTTGTAGCCAAGGGGCTTACGTTTCATTCGATGTCCCTTGTAATCAGGGTAAATTTCTTTTCTAAAATTTTTAGTGCTTGAGAAATATAGTATGAAGTCGTCCTCCATCATAGCTTTTGTCACTTTATTTAGCTCATTATGAAATACTTTAAGCACTTCACTGAACTGTGACTGAGCGATGATGACATCCTCTCCAAAGTCTATACCAATCTCACATGCTTGAGCAGCTTTGTAAGCTAGGAAATCAGAGTCAATTAATAACATTAGTGTACCTGTGCCCAGTTGTCGCCAATTTGTGCGTCAGCTTCAATGGGTAATCGTAAGTTGTAATACTCACCAGCTTCTAATGCAGATAGTTTGCATACCTCAGCTATGTACTCTGCGTTTGTAGCAGGAGCACCTAACACTTGTTCGTCATGCACAAAAGCATAACGTTCATGGGTAGTGTTGCCTAATTTAGCATCAGTTAGTAGTAGCCAACGCTTTGCGATGACTGCTGCCGATCCCTGTAAAAGACAATTTAACGCTTTGTGTTCTTTGTCCACAAGGATTTGGCGTTTGTCGATAGCACGTATACTACCTCTTGTAGCAACTTTCTTAGTAGCTTCAACCAAATCTTCGAGACCGTCAACAGCATCCAAGTAAGCTCGCCTAATCTCTGCCCCTTTCTTCTTTGCAGCTTCGGGGGATAACATGTTGTCATAAGAGAGTCCAAGCTTTTGGTTGCCGCCACCGTAAAGAAAGCAATACGTGATAGTCTTAACTTGTCTGCGAGAGATGCCAATTTTATCCGCATTGACTTGATGAATATCTTGTTCAAGTAAGATCTTGCCGTACCGTCCACCATCATAGCGGGCTAAGTAATGTGCAAATAATCTTAATTCTATACCAGCTAAATCAGAATCAATAAGTTTCCAGTCTGGTTGTGTGATAAATAGTTCACGGCAATCCTTGTCCGAACTTACTTGACTAAGATTCGGGTGTGAATGTGCCATTCGATGTGTCACTGCACCGATAAAGCAAGAGTGGTGAAGTCTGCCATCCTTGACTAGCTTCAACCACGCATTAGTTCCTTGGGATAACATTCCTAGTTTCTTCTGTATGACCAGAATTTCTAAGAATACTAATGCTTCCTCTGTGTTAATTTCTTTGAGCACTGTTTCATCAATCACTGCTTTACCAGTGGGTGTGAGTTTAGTAGGTGTCCAACCTTGAAAGGTTTTAAACCACCAAGCTATATGCTCTCGACTACTAGGATTGAAATCCTTTAACCTTTGCATCTCTGCTCCAGCTATGTAGCCTTGTGTCTTGTTGTCTCTACGAGGTGTGAATAGATTTCCTGGCACATAGGCACATACGTCCTCAGCCTGTCGTCTAAGCTTCTCTAACCTCGTTAGTAGTTTGTTTTCTAAGTCTTGTGCCTTTTGCACATCAAACGGCCAACCAGTGGCTTTTTGTGTAGCCATTAGTTCTGCTATCTGATGCTCTAAGACAACGCTTTCAGGGATTTTTGGAAATGTGTCCATAATTTAGCTAGGATAGCAACGTCTTTTTTACAGTAGTCCTGCATTTCTTGTGACCATTCTTTCCAGTCAGTGGTCTTAGCAAACGTGTCTTTGAAACAACGTAGTCTGTAACCATATGCTTCGAGACTATGTGAACCATACAAACGAGCTGGCATCATAGGCCATTTGCGTCTGAGGTCTAGCTCTAGCATGTCAGGGTGGAAGAAACGACTCAGTATAAGAGTGTCCCAATGTTTAGCATGACCCTTATAAAAAGGGAAGTGTTTTTTAATTTGTGGTATGTCAAACATTATACCGTTGTGAGATATAATGTTAGTTGCTACCTCCAAGTCATTTACTGCATTAGCAATGCTGTAGTTTGGAGTAGCTTGGTCATTGTACTCAGTTACTAGACCAGTATCTAGGTCTTGTGTAACTATACAATGTATTTCAGTACAATCTAATCCGTTTGTTTCTATGTCAAACGCTAGATTAATATTACCCGAAGTCTGTGGTCGGGTCGAAGTCGGGCGTAACTTCATGTTCGGTGAAGGTGCATGTTCGTAGGTCATAGATCAGTTGGTTAGCAACTCCAACCTCTCCGCTGTTTCTGTTTTTCAAAACACGAAGAGTGGTGGTGTTCTGTTTGTTTGGGTCTTGTTGGTCACGTTCAAGGGCAATGACTGTATCAGATAACTGTGCAATAGCAGCAGATCCTCTCAGTTGTCCTAGTGTTACACGTGCCCCTTCCTCATGGTTTTGATCTGACTGTGTACGTCTGAGATGTGATACAAGAAACAATGTGATACCAGTACGTTCAACAAGTGAGCGTAATTTCGTCATCGTGATGTCAATCATGCGTCTCTCATCTCCGTCTAATCCACTCAGCAATATACTAAGGTGGTCAAGGAAAATAACACGACACTCCAATCCACAGGCGAGGTATTCGATCCTACTGTAAATTGTGTCAGGGTCATAGCTGCCAAAGCCATCGAACAAGAAAAGATTCCAATTAGCAATAGTACTGTTGTAGGCGTATTCGAGTTCTGCTCGTTCATATTCTTCAAGGTGATAAGGTTTGCCGAGCTGTGCGGACATTAATCCGAGAGCCGTCCTACGGTTAGATTCTTCAAGTGCCAAGTAACCGATTCGTTCTTGTCTGTTGAGAAGATGACTTGCAAGAACCCTACAGAAGCTGGATTTTCCTGTACCAGATCCTGAAGTAATTGTGATAAGTTCTCCATACCGTATGCCGTGCAGCTTGTCTTGTAATCCTTGAAATGGGTAATCATGGTCAGCGGGTGGGGTAGGTGTGGTAATTATTTCAAGCAGGGACTTGGCATCAACAATACCGTCTGGTCTGTATGTCTTTGCATCCCAGATCGCACGTCTTACTGCCTCATTATCCCCTGCTTGTAGTGCTTCAGAAGCATCTTTGTACTTCTCAAGCCTAGCGATTTTAGCTTTTCCTGGCGGTAGTAGCTCTGCACATTCTTGTGCTGCCTGTCTACCTGCCTCATCATTGTCAAAGAATAATACAACCTCTTCATAACCTTGAAGGAGGTCTAACACCCTTTGTAATGACTTCTTTGCAGCCTTAGCTCCATTTGGTATGGATACATGTGGCCACTTGGGTTGTGCTTCATATCCAGAGGCTGCATCTAGCTCACCTTCGTATATGGTAAGCCTAGTCCCTTCAGTTGGAACTAAATTTTGCCCAAAAAGTTGATGGTCAGTATTGTTACCTTCCATCCAGAAGTCTTTGTCTTTTGTTTTAACTTTGGCTGCACATACTTGCCCAGCTTTGTTAAAATAGTGCATACGTAAAGTATCACCGTCCATGTGGATGCGATATTTACGGCAGGTCTCTTCTGATAGACCTCTTTTGCGTAGCTTTATAGGGTTTCCTTTCAGCATAGCTTTTGTTTGTGGTTGTTCACTATCATCGGATAACTCCCCGCTAGTAAAGTGGTTACATACAAAACAATAAGTATGTCCATCATCGTATACGGAATTACCGTCTGACGAACCGCAATTATCACAGCTTGTGTGATATAAGAAGGTTGATTCATCTGAGCCAGTCAACTGGGATTGCATAATATACACACCAAGGGAATCCATTACGTTCAGCCCACATCGCATAGGATGTTTTGGAAGTCTTGGATATTTTAGTAAGGGGATTTTGAAAGATGAAACGAATGTCTAACTCTGGGTTAGCCTTCTTAACAGCTTTCATTTTGCGTCTCTGATCTGATGGAAAGTAACCTTTAGCTTCTAAGTATACATCCCCAACTTTAAAATCAGGAATGTACTTAGCTTCTATGACATATGATAACTTCTCAGATTCATACTCATAGTCTACATTTAACTGCTCTAATAGATCAGCTACTTGTTCTTCCAAATGACTACGCATTAGAAGTCGTCAGCTTCAACTGAGCTAGGTGTTCCAGCTGCCTCAACGTTAGGGTCTTCAACCTTGAAACCTTTACTTGAACCAAATAGTTCTACAGCTTCTTCAGCTGACAAGTCACCATTGTCTACTACACCAGCTCCGCTATTAAGACTAATAACTTGGACTGCCTTTAGTTTCAATGATGTACCAATATCTCCAGCTGGTAGTATGTAAGGCTTTTGGAAGAAAGCTAACTTAACTTTACTGCCACTGTAAACAGGGGTATCAATGTCTTCAATCTTAGTTCCTTCAGTATCAACGACAACAGGAATAAACTTGTCTCCGTCTTTCCATGAGAATCTAATCTGATATGTACCTTGTTGGTTCTGTAGCTCTTCCCAAGGCTCAGGTTTGACTGTTACCCTCCTTGGGTTCTTTGCTTTGCTTCTAGCCCATTCTAAGGCTGACTCACGTTCATCTTCAAGAGTCTTAATTAACTCCTCATCAACGAGAGCTGCAAGCTTGTAACCCCATTCCCCTGGCTTGAGTATCGCTTGATACCCTTCAAGGGTAACGGGTTTTGGTGTTACGTGTGTGTTCATCTTTAACAGAAAAAATAGGTGGAATTGGATACAACCTTTGGGTCTAGTGTCCCAACGATTGGTGGCGGTTCCGAGGCATTGATGGTTTCGGCAAATTCTGACAGCCAACACTTCTCGGAAAAGATATTGGAGTAGGTTTCTCGCACAAGGCGATTGAGTGTTCCCATGTCTCCTGCTCTGCAAAGAACTGAGTCATGGATAACTGTGAATGGTTCATCGAATTGAGTAAAAGATCTGTGAAGGATCGAAGCATCGAATGAATGTATGTAATTGGGTGCAGTGCTAGACTTATGCTTGGTTGGACTAGGTGTAGAATTACCCGTAGGTAATCTTATACTTGTCCTTCCTAACAGCTGCAGCTCCATCCTCATGGTTTCTATGTCATCTCTGCGTTGATTGACGACAAAACCTGATGGTGTGACCCACTGGACTTCAGTAGCACCATTTCTGATGTACTGTCCGACATGCTTTTTGATCCATCTCATTACCCTCATTGGGCCAGGAACTATACTGTCCATACTGCTGTAAATAGCATTGACAACCTGTGTTAATTCATCCTTTGTAGGATCAATTCCCTTTTCAAGTAACGCTTCACGTATGTACTTGCGACTACTATCCTTAGTAGCATTGTATGGTATGGTCATAACCGTTCTTTTGCATACGGTTCTGTTCATCCATTGGTGCATGTAACTTGGGAGAAACTCCTTTGCCTTGTCTGCCACCGCTCTGTAAGCGTCACTAGGTGTTGCACTAGGTACTACGTTTACAAGTTCTGCTGTACTTTTGTCTTTCGCCAAAGCTGCGAGGATCTGTAATCCTGAGCACGTAGCATCGACTGCGACCATAAGACCTGTAGTTAACTTGTCTTTAGCTATACAACAGTGGTAATATTCATGACAAGCAGCCATAAATTGCCAAGGTTCATCTACCGCTTCCCAATCAGACAAATATCTAATAGGGTCAGTAGCAACTTTAGTAATGAGTTCATGATTCTCAGACACCCATTGATGTCTGTCCTCTAGTGTGCTTTTATCGAGGCCAAACGTAGTGGCCACTTGGAATGAGAGCCATAGCTCTGCTTCATCTGTCACACTAGACTCATCAGCGAAGACCAAGAGTGCCTTACCAAAGTCTGTATCTTGAGGGGTGAGGAAAGCTGGAATGGGGTATGCTCTTCCCCTGTAGTCGAAAGACCAACATAGATGAAAGATCTCATCTTTAAACTTCTCAGCTGCCTCTAGCTGTGTTCTGGTTCTTACTGATCTTTTAAAGTTTATCCGATCAGCATTGTATGATTCTGCCATAGCTCGTCTCCAAGCTAGGTTAGCATCACAATCATCATCAGCACTAGGTGGACGAGGTGGTTTATATGAAGGAGATATAGGTATAAACTTACCTATTATTCTACCTCTACTCCTCATCTCTACTGCTACTTGCAGTATATGGTTGTTTACACAGTATTTGACAGCTTGTAACTTGTTTAAAAAGTTAATAGGTGTCTCTCCGTGTATTATGGTGGGGTTGCCCTTTCGGGTTAAGTCATGGCCTCTCATCATACGATTAGTTAAGTAACCACCGTAGATAATCTCACCAGTCTCATTATAACCCCAATCGTCTGGTACAACTAGCATTGGCCAAGGTATACCACTGAATAACTCTGCTGATTTGATAAGTTCAGCTCGTTTTTCATTGAACTCTGGGGTAGGTACAACTCTGTAGTCATACTTTTTGCGGTGGGTCTTACGTTTGTTTATGGTAAACCAGTTAGTGGTCTCCATAACTGCAGTCAGCCCCCATCTTCCCAAGGATGTCTTAGCTTTAATACTCCAAGGGTTCCACCTTATGTCATGTTCACCAAATTTCTTACTGGCTATTGCTTGTTTCTGCATAGTGCCACAGGCATCATGAAAAAACTTGTCACTGATATAGTGCATAAGTCCTGGGTAATTATGCTTATACCATCTAAACTTACACTCTGATTCAAGTGCAGCTCCAATAGCAACAAGAGTAGGTGTGACTAGGTTAGCTCCTCTTTGTGTACTGAATACCCTATCAAAGGTTATCTTCAGTAGTATGGTTGAGATAGCTAGTGGTTCGAGGTCATCAATGTAGATGGCAATTTCTTTATAGAACTTACCAGCTTGACCATTCTTGAGTTTACAAAATGTATCCTCAACTGTTTTCATTAAGTACGGTAGAGCCTCTTTGATTGATGACACCCCGTACACGCTTGCGGAAGCGTAGGATTTCCCTTCTAGTTTCTCTAAAGAATCGTGAAGTCTTTGCTTCCCACAGCTGATCGCTTCTTGTTCTAGGAGAAATTGTCGGTGTAGGTTTGTATGAGTCACCATAAGCTAGAAAGAGTGAGTATTCGTAGTCATCAAGACGGTCAATTTGTCGTTGTGTCAAATTAGTCATCATAAATTTTGCATTGTTGTTCATAGGGAAATACCTTACAGTACTCCTCCATGCTGCTGAAGCATTGCCAGTTGGGTAAGTAGAACCCTACCTCATATGCTGCATTACGTTTGGTGGTTAGTTGGCCTTGAGAAGCTAGTATAACTAAGAACTTATCTATTGTTGGTGGGCCACATGGGTCAAGCTCAAGGCTGACCTCACCTGTGTCATCATCAATGTAATAGCCTAGTCGATCTAAGATCTCGGATAGGTCATGCGGGTTGAGTGTCATAATATGTCAGATAAGGTGTCTAAGATAGCAGTGCCTGTCATCACCACATAATCACAATCATTGTGCAATAGATTCTTCATGTAGACTTTAGCTGCCTTGGCTTGACGATAGGATCTCTCCTCTATCTTGCCGTCAGTCTTGATAGCTCTGACAACACAAACGTACGAGGCGGGCAAATCCCAGGTGAGAGCTGCCTCATGACCCATATCGAATGTTACTTCGGTTAATTCATCAGTGGCTTTCCATCTGTTGATGTCTCGGATTCTATTGTCAAATGGGTCACGTTTGTTCATGATAATAATCTAAGTTTATGATTTGGTGATGGGCGGTGGTACATGGTTGCCTCGGATAGTAAGGCTGATGAGCCTAGAAGGATGATCAATGCTAGTAAGGAATATACTGGCACTTTCCATTCATCATGCCTCATACAAGCTCCTCATCAAATCGCTTCATAGCAATCTCAGCTTGCTTGTCCTCATCGTAGTAAGGGAAGGCTGCCTTGACTTCTTCAAAGATAGTTTCAAGGCGTTCTTGTGCGTGTGGTGTACTCATTAGCAGATAAAGTAACCGCTACATGAGAACGACCATCTGAATGGGTAGTTTGTACCGTATTCTTCGGCAACTCTGGCATCAATGATCTTGGCAATGTCATTTCTGTCCTCGTATGTAAGACAGTCGGCAACATTGATGTCCTTACTACGGCACATAGATTTGTCGTAGTCTTCTGCTTGTTGCATGAGGTCAGTGTACTCAGTCATAAGTCTATCCATGATTCGTTTGAGCCTAATAAACCTAGACCTCTCATGATTTCATCATAAGTATCTCGACCAGAGCTGGTTAGGCTTTGATAGTCCCAACCTAAATCGGTTAGGAGTTCAATGAGTTTACTTTTCTCCATTAGTTGAGATCCTCCTCTTGCTTGAGTGTTCTGAGATTGTGTGTTTCAATCTTGAACTGTTCATCGTTGGAAGGTCTGTCCATAATCCTGGCGAGCCTACATAGTACAGCTTCTTTGCTATCAAAGACACCTAGTAGCATGTCCTCCATTGTATACGGGCTTACACGTACCAGTGTGTAAACGATAGGGTCATCGCAAGCATCAAAGGTCTTGATGTACTTGTCACCGATGGGTTGAGTGATGTTTGTTTTGATGGTATTAGCCATGTGATGAAAGCCAGTTAAGTGAACGTTGCATAGTGTATGAGTCATCGTCAAACTTGCCAAAGGCTACGTTGCATGAGTCGCAGATGTAACCTCTAAACTTGTCAGTCTTATGGTCATGGTCAAGAACCCATTTGGTGGTATGCCTACCACACGCAGGGCAGTCGCCAGGAATTGGCACTGGATGCTGTCTTCTAAGCCTACGTCTGACCGTAGCTTGTTTGTTTGAGCAGCACTTACAAGTATTCTTGCGCCCTGCTCCAGCTGTAGAAAAGAGTGGGAAGTCTTCTAGTGGTTTGACCTCCCCGCACTCCTTACATGGTTTAGAGGCAGTCACTGTAGTAGTTGGTGTAGATGACCTCATCTGATAGGTGGCCAAGGCCAGCATCTTCGAGTATGTCGTAGATGTCTCTACCATCTTGATCAAATTCAACAGCGATAGTGTTGTTGGATGATGGGTTGTAGTTGTACCCTGCCTCCAATATGGAGGAGGATACAGACTTGTCGAATGTTACAGTCATTGTGTGGCTAGACATTAGGGAGTACAGGTTGTTGCAAGACTCGCACCTTGGCAAGCTTGTGTTTGTAGATAGAGACTGGTGTGATCTCTTTACACTTGACACTCTTGAGTTTGCAGTTGGCATTGACCCAGAATCCTAAGCTCATGTTAGGTTGTGCAAGTAGGTTGGCGATAGCTCTACGAGATACATTGGTGTACTCATAGCGAGTATCGGTAAGGAACTCAACAATAGCTGTGCCAGAAAGAGGGTCTACGTCAATAGATTTGACACATGTTGAAGTACGTGATTTTGGTTGCATAAAGCGGCCTAGTGATGGTGAATACAGGAGGGTGATGCCCTCATAGAATCAATATAGCAATGATTCTAGGAGAATGTCATGAGTAAATATACTCAACCCCATTGTGCAGCCATAGCGTCAGCAATACCTTGGAATGTTTGAGATCTGATCTTCCAGCGGTCAGCTGAAGGCGACAGCAGGTGCAAGCGGTTGGCAATCTTAGGGTCAACCTTGGTGATGTCTATAACATCGGTAGGCGTGAGCTTGGGTAGACCTCGAAGCCATAAGCCTGTACGTTTTTTCTCAGGGTGGCCAAATTGGAATGGGTTTATGTATTGGGTGGCCTTGCCTAGCTTGGAGCGTGATGATAAAGCACCCACAGGATTCTCTATACATAGCTTGACACCTGACTGCTCATGTAAATCCCATATGCGTTCAACGAATCGAATAGCTGCAGGTTGTCGGCCATCCTTGACCTTCTCGGCCCAGTACTTAGAACCGCTCAAACTTAAGTGAGTGCAAGGAGGGTGGGCGATTATGAGATCCCAATCGTACACATTATGTGGGTAGATGAGGTCGAACATATTACCTTGGTAGTGTTTACCGTTAGGGCTGTCCGATGGTAGGAAGTCACAGGATGTAGCGTCATGACCACGTTTAGTAAATGCGTCTCTGACTACACCTGAGTATTCACAGGCAACTAATACTTTCATGGTTAAATAATTGGTGGCAGGGCAAGTACCCCTGGAAAAATTGGCATTGGGATATATTCCTGGCGATATGCCAGCTGCGGTGATGGTGAATGGTTGACTTAGCAGTGCGGATGCTTATGGCGTAAGCGTCTATATTCTAAGTATTGGATGGCTTTACGCACATCTTCGGGGAGTACGTGAGAGGCCTTTGACGGTATCGAAGTACCATCTTGAGACTTCTTGGCTGGGGAATTGGTAGTGTCTGTCATGGATGTCAGTAAGAACTTCTAAGAGTACGGGATCGTTGACGGCATCAGTATATTTCATAACTGAGCCATCGAGTAATGGCATGAGTGTTAGTTGTTTAGGCATTAGACTCCATAAATACGTTTGTGAGTTACCCACGTTATAGCTTGAATGTCAGCAGGTGTAAAGGATTCGTTAAGTTCCTCATTGATAAAGCTAGTTGCATCAACATAATCAGTCTTGATTTGTGAGCGTAGCTTCTTACCAATATTAGGGACTTGCTTCATAGTTAGACGTTGACCGAACCAGACACTATAGGCGTGACCGTCAATACATACGTCATTGAGAGCTGAGTTAGTAATGCAGTTGAAAAACTCTATGATCTTTGGGCCATTGAGAATAGCCGTAATAGATGGTGTAGTATTTGTGAGAATGTCACCGAATCTTAGAATAGCTAGTGCTTTCTCTTGCATTTTCGTGTAGGTACAAACCTTCACGGCCAGGATGTCCTCATCTGTACCGCCAGCCGACCAACATTTGATCATGGCCTCAGCGTCTATGATGTTACGCTCCCAGCGATTGTTTGGCGATAATGCAGCGATGACACCTGCAGCAACTTCGGGACGTAGACCGTACTTGTTAGCGATACGGCAACTGATTTGAAAAGCTGATGCGTACCAGTCACAACCTAGTTGTACTTCTTGCGTTGTAGCTAGTGTGAACTTGGCGACTATCTCTCTTGCATTAACGCTCAACTGAGCGTATGTCATGAGTAGTAATAAACCTCCTTGATGTTTGACTTGATTTAAATCTAGCAAATCATTTTTATTTGTCAAGTATCAATTTATTTGTCTGTTAATTTGTGACTGATTGAGTGACTTGTAAATAAGTTAGTGATTTGTTCGATGTACTTACAATATCAAACCCGAATCTAATTGTCAACCATCTAACCATAAGTATTTATACCTATCTTTTTATCATTTATAGCTACAAATCGGTGAAAAGCCAGGTATACCAAGGGATCTCAGCCAGGAAAACTAATAAATCCTTTTTTTATATATATAGAGTGTTTTGATTTAGGCAGACTAGGCAATTTAAAATTCATTACTAGCTTTTCAATGTATCCCCTTTAACCTTTTTATTTTTCCTAAAGTACTAAGTATTTATACTCATTGATTAAAAAATGATTAACTAAGTATTTATACTCAAAAAATCAATAAATCTTGATATACCCAATTTTTCCACACCTCTATATCTAGTGCCAGTCTATGTTTTGAGACGCTAACAGATGGCCGAACCCCTAACCCCTGAGAGGCGGTAAGTATTTTTACCTAACAGCAAAAAGCTGACATTAAACAGTGTGATGGTGAATATGTACAGAGTATAAATACCTATTGTCAGCAAATCAAAATCCCTGAGAGGTACCATAAAATATTTTAGAAGTCAAGAGTATAAATACCTATTGTCAGGAAATCGTGACGGCACCCCCAAGGGGGTCGGCCAGGATAGGGCACGTATATAATCCCTACAAACAATTTTATCAAAATTTAAGGAGACATCCTTGTTCCTATTCCTGATCCACATGTACCCCATAAGCCCCAGAGGAGCAGCTACACGTAACACAAGTAATATTAATAATAGTTTTTTCATGGTAATAGGTGCTTTAGTGGTAGTAGGAGGAGGTTATATACAGCACGAGCGGGTAACTCGTGATAGAAGAGGGTGGAAGTTTTTACTCTACTCACCCTCTTGACCGCTGTTTCCACCCACGAGGAGCACCACTTCCCCGTGTATTATGGTGGGGTTGGTCTACATCCAAGTGTGTGTATGGCTTTTAGTCGATCCTCTAGCCTCTCTTCTTTGGTCTAAGTCCATACCCATGACCATGTGATTAGCTTCTGCTTGAGGGTCATCCATCCAAGCCTCTAGGTGGTCTAACCATTCTTGTTGTCTTCTGTCTTTTATCTGTCCTTCTGCTGAAATGGCGAGGGCATCTGTGTACCACTGAACTCCTTGAGCGAGGGCGTCAATTCTGTCATCGTGTCGAACGGCACCTTTCTCTCTGCACATCCTGCTGATTTGGTAAGCAAGCATATATTGGAATCTATTTTCAGTCGCCTCATCTGCATTACTCTTATAATCCCACGTAATGACGGCAGGATCCACAACAAGCCTATGCTGATTAAAGATAGGTTCAAGACTACTAATAATCCGATCTTCCTTCCTGACATTTGCTCTAGTCTCCTCTATGTTAATTAATGTTTTTGTCGTTTGACAGTGTTTTCTAAATAGTTCTGATACAATACCATCACCAAAGTTACTCTCAATAAGCAACGTACTTGCATTATACTTTCTACACCTTTTTAATATGTCTAATAGTGTAGTGTCGCTGTAACCGTCTTTAGTGGCGTAGATTTCATGTAAGTATATAAATCCATTCAACTGAGATAAGAAGCATGCTACAGTCTCATCTGAGCCCCTTCCAGAGGGGTCTACGCTACAAATGGTCTCACTATATTCTTTCCACTCTCCCTGTATCTGCATTGGCTTATAATAATAGTCCCCTGGAAGTCCTGCACAAGGCAGTTCCTTACACATATTTTCTGGATTAGAGCACCATATTATATTTTCGGGTGCATGTGTAGGGTTTACAGGGTTAATTATTAGGTCTGCAAACTTTAACGGGAACTTCTCAGCATCAGATAGAGTAGTATCTAGCATAAACTGCAGCATAAAGTTACTACGACCCATAGATGACTCTCTTTCCAGTAGATCACCTTCTTTAAATCGTGTATCTGTAGGCTGCCACGCCATATCACCTTTTTCTAAGTCTGCTGTTAGCTGAGGTGCTAACAATCCGTCATACATAGCAATCTTACGGGGGTATCTAGCTGGCCATACAAATGGTCTGTAGCTACGCTCCCTTAACTTGTTATATACAGTGAATGTCGTCTGAGGAGTGCCGAGAAACATAATACGAGAGTCACGTTTAGGAGTAAGAATAGACTCACATTCAGTAACAAGCTGTAAAAGTTTTTCACGTTGTAGCTCCGTCATACTATTATTTGGTACTTCTACATCATCGAGCACCATTAGATCTGCCCTAGATCCAGTTAACTGTCCTGTAATACCTACAGACTTAACTGAGGGGGCTTGGTGTGGGGCTGCTGGCCCTACGTCAAAAGATATACGTGACCATCTCTGATCATCGTTCTTAGGCTTTAGCTGTGATAGCCAAGGTACTTCTAATATTAGTCTTTGGCAGAAGATGGAGAAACTGTCAGCTCTATCTTTAGATGCCGATACAACCATGATTTTTTTATCTGGGTTGTTAAATAGAGTCCAAAGAACGAAAGCAGCAGTGATCCAAGATTTACCGACACCACGAAACGCTTGGATTTGTAGTCGTTTGGGGCCATGTTGTAGATACTCCGCTATACATAACTGTGCTCTGGTAGGAGCTGGTAGACTAAGGTGTGTCCATACAGCAGTTAAAAAGTATCTAAAATCATCATGTAATTTAGATTCTATATTCATATATCACACTCAGCATCTCTAGTTATACTCATGTCGTTCAATCCTTTGACCTTTGATGGTATAACTTTGACCCCTGGATCATTACGCCAGTCTTCACAAAAATCACATAGTTTATGGTATTCCTTAAGAGCATCGTCTACAGCTTTTTCAGCTTTGTAGTCTACATACTTAGGTTCTATCCATAATAAAAACCACACCATAGCCCAACGTAAGGGCTTAGGTGTAGCTTGTGCTATGTCTTTGAGTTCCTGTAATAATAACTTGTTAGGGTTAAATAGTTTGTTCATTTAATCCAATTTAAGATTAGGTTTTCTCTAAATGGGTTTGGTGGGAAGTTATCCCTAAACCACGTTAACCAGTTGTTACTTCCTTTTTGTTGATTACATTTTCTGCAGGCGGGAACACAGTTGTAAGAATGAGTACCACCTCCCAGACATCTGGGATGTACATGGTCAATGGTAAGATCAAATTCATGATGTTTTTGTCCGCAATAGATACATTCATAATTGTTTGCCTCCTTAATAGCTTTTCTCCATAACCGTTTAGCGTCTGCTGATGTCATGACTATTAAGTTTTGTGTGTAATGTTTATAGTTAGGAAGTACTGGTGTCATTTTCTGCTTCTGTTTCTAGCTCTGTTTTTAGAAGGGGATTCTCGCACTAATCTTCCTGATTTAGTGTGTGAAAAATCTTTACCGCCTTTGCCATACTCACCCGCTTTTCTACGGGCTCCGTTAAGCTCGGCTCTGTACTTTTTGTTTGCTTCAGTTTTGTTGAGCTTTCTTTGGGCTGCATTTTTTTTTGCCTTTGACTTAGGATTATCACGGTAAAATCGTGCAGTTTTCTTTGGGTTTTTAGCTGTTTTAGGAGCCATGTTTAATTACCGATTTCTGGACTGTATCAAAATCGACACTAGGCATAATGTCGGCTAGTTGTGACAATGGTGATGTGTCAAATGCCACACCTGTAATGTCGTTCTTGTATAACCAGTCAGAAGCAGCTTTTAAGTCAGCAGTAGTGGCTTCACCACTGCGTATTCTTGCAATGAGTTCGGTTGTAACTAACTTATGTAGCTCATTAAACTCATCTTCCCCAGCTCTGCGGGGTATACGTTGAACTTTACTCAACTTTTAATCCTCGTTTAATAAATTCTACTGCCTTGTCATCAAGGTCATTATCGCTTTCTTTGGATAACTTTTCTAATAGGTCAAGTACAAAAAATTTAAACTTGTCACCTTTTAAAAAGGTTAAAACGATTGGTTTTAGTAGTGCTAACATCTTTCTTAGGTAGTAATGATTGGATAGGTACAATATCTTGGCACATGTAAGTTACACGTGTGTTAGGGCGTATTGTAAACCCTTTCTGCATCAGCTCTGCACATTTAAGAGCACGAACTAACTCATAGTCTAATCTCATCTTTTCCTCTTGACGTTTGGCAATCTGTCTACATTGTTCAAGACCACGCTTGTCTAAAGGTACTGAAAAGTTTATTTGAAAGCCCCAGTTCTCTGTGATAACATATCCCTCATCCCCTTGAGGTTGAGTATCGTTACCCATATAAAAAGGGCTAAACGTCATTGTTGATCCGTTACAAGATATGGAATTACCATATTGTTGTCTAGACGGTGCTCCGTTATTTTGAAATTGCACAGCCTGATTGGTAACATTTCCTGTTGCTGCTGCCACAGGGTTGGACGAGTTGTTTGTGTCTCCTTCTGCATATACTGGTGTTATTGTGAGAATACAGAGAGCGATGTAGTAGTAGAGTTTATTGTATAGTTTGTTGTGGTATCCCACTGCTCTACTAAACCAGCTGCTCTGGTTGTTGTTTCTAGTGTCCAAGGGTTTGCGGTGTTGGTAACTGTAAATGTTGTACCACTGCCAGCTATGTCAGCTGAAGGTGTTACATTGGTTCCAGACCAAGTGTTTACGGCAGAGCCAAAAACTTGACGCTGCTCGACCTCGGTTACGGTTTGTGTTGTAGTGGTCGTACTGTTCATCGACCCTGTTGTAAACTGAGGCGTGACTGTATTAGCTCTTGCTACTGTAGGTGCAACCAGTGCTAAGAGTATGAGTAATTTTTTCATACTTTTGGTTTGTCGGTTTTTTTCATCATAGGACAGTTGGTTGGTGTTTTACCATTCTTATTACCAGTAGTCAAACCAAATGTGGCCAAAGCTCCAGTAAATACGCTGGCCACAAAAGTAATATCAGAGTTACCAGACTTTTTAACCATAGGTATTTCTACATAGTTCATAGTAATAATAAAACCAGACCAAACGACTACACCTAGTCTTACTACAGTTCCCAGGAATTCTATTTGATGTTCCTTGTCTTCAGCAATATCTTTTACTTTACCAAGGAATCCTTTTTCTTCTGTCTCTTTGCCTTCCATGTGTTTATCTTGCCTTGTAAGAACTTTTGTAGTTTCTTTTTGATATTCTCTATAATAGGTTGAGTAAACGTAGTAGCTGCTACTGCTGTAACAGCTGCTATGCTAGTTGTAATCAACACCTCATTAGAAGGTATAGGAATAGGTGGTAAAGGTGGAAAGTTAAGTGTTGGTTGTGGAGGTGGTTGCTCAGTATTTTCTTTAGCTGGCTTAGTACCTTCTGGTTCTCTAAGATCACTTGGAGGTACTACCAGAGGTACATAACTTGGTACGTCAGCTGTTGGTAAAGGTATAGATATAGTTTCTATTTTTTCTACTGGTGGCAATACTATGGTGGGTATTTCCACTATGCTGGCTTATCTGCAATAAGTTTTGCTTTCCATGCAGCTTTTATTGAATCTGTCCAAACTGCTGTGCAGATTGCAGAGACTTCTGCTGGTTCTGCTGATATGTCAGTATCTACTAGGTTGTCAGAAGCATCTAACGTGCCAGCTTGCAGTACATATCTTTCAAAAGATCTTGTAAGTTCAACACCATCTTTTTTGATGACTGTTGCTTTGCGGACTTGTACCGCTTTGTATGTTCCGACAACTTCTATCTTGTCGTATTCGATTGATTCGGCTAATGCCATTAGGATATATCTCCGATATAAACAGGTTTAGGCTTAGTTTTAAGACGTAGCTCGGTCTATTAACCAGCAAGATAACTTATAGTCCCTTCAACTCGACCAGCACTATCAATCGCTACATAACTATGATTAGCATTATCATTTTGTGCATATAATAATACACTTGTACCAAATCCACTACCATATACTGCATATACAGTATCACCTGAGTAATCAATATATCTACATTGAACTGCTGTAGATCCATAATAAGTACTGGTTCTATGAGTAAATGGAAAACC